AACAGAGAAGTAAACGAAGCAAGATTGTTTGATGTTTCAGTTGTTACTTATCCAGCTAATCCGTGGGCAGGTGCAAAACTTCGTGGGGTAGATATAGAAAACTTGCACAAAGAATTAGTTGAAGCAAGAAGTGGTGAACAAGCCACAGAGATTTTAGAAAGTTTTATTAACCAAGTTGCTGATAGTGATGACGTTGATAAAAAGCGAAGCAATCCAAAAGTGGATTTACTTAAATTGAAACTTGAAATGGACGGTATTCGCAATCAAGACGTATAGCCGTGGGCGTGTATCACACTTTTACCACACTCTACGCAGAAGTATAAGAAATAACATACAAGGAAATTAAATTGAAAAAATTAATTGAAGCTAGAGAAGCTAAAGTAGCTGAACTTGACGGTCTTGTTGCTGAACTTGATGAAATGGAAGCTGGGGAAGATTTTGATAGCAAATTTGCTAGATCAAATGAACTTCACGCTGAAATCAAAGATATGAACGAGAAAATTGAAGAAGCAAGAGAAGCTGCTGAAACTTTGAAAGCAGTTAAAGAAAGCAGAAATGAACTTGGTGTTGAGGACGAGGACTTAGGCGATAGTGAAGCTGTTGTAGAAGTGAACGAACCAGATATGTATAGAAATGGTGGGGAACACTCATTTATTGCAGACGCTTGGGCTTCACGACAAGGCGACTATAAAGCACAAGAAAGACTTAACAACCACCAAGAACACGAAGCTAGAGATATTGGAACTGGTGCTTTTACAGGATTAGTTGTACCACAATATTTAATAGATGAGTACGCACCGATTGCTAGGGCAGGTGCAGCAGTATATAACGCAATACCAAAAAAACCTTTACCGGCTTATGGTATGAAAGTTGAAGTGTCCAGAATTACTACTGGATCAGAAGCTGCTGAACAGGCTTCACAAAATAGTGCTGTTCAAGAAACAAACATTGATGACACATTATTAACAGTTAATGTTGATACTGTTGCTGGTCAGCAAGATGTTTCAAGACAAGCACTTGAACGTGGTGGACAACCGGGCTTTAGTTTAGAAAATATTATTTTTCAAGACTTAGTAGCAGCTTATTATGGAAAATTAGATAGTTTAATGCTAGAAGGTTCAGGATCATCTGGACAACCACTAGGTATTAGAAACGTATCTGGACAAAACACAGTAACATACACCGACGCTACACCAACTGTTGGTGAGTTATTTCCAAAATTGGCAGACGCAGTGCAAAAAATAAATTCAAATAGATTTGCACCAGCTACTGCAATCATTATGCACCCAAGACGTTGGGGTTTCTTTACAGCAGGAGTTGACGGAAATTCAAGACCGTTAGTACTTCCAGCAGGAAACAACCCAGACAACGCTATGGGTGTTGGTGACGCAGCAAAATATGGTAACGTAGTTGGAAACCTTTTAGGACTTCCAGTTATCACAGACGCTAACGTAACTACAACAGACGGTGGTGGTAATGACCAAGACCAAATCTATGTAGTTAAAGCTGATGACCACATTTTGTTTGAGGACAATTTATTCCAGTTGAAATTTGAAGAAACAAACGCTGGATCATTAACAACTAAAATGGTTGTTTATGGTTATAGTGCTTTTGCTTCTGGAAGATACCCAGCTGGTATGACAAAAATGCAAGGAACAGGTTTAATAACACCTTCCTTTTAGTTAATGTAATGGTTTTGGTGTGCTGGGCAACCAACACACCAGACCATTTAGGAAAGAATTATGGCAAAAGATAAAGATTTAATAGAAGCACTTAAAGAAGAACTTAAGGGTTATGAACTCTATGGAAAGGCAGAACGTGCTAAAACAGTTAAAGACGCAATTAAAAAAGCTGGTGGATCAGTTGAAACAAAAACTGCAAAACCTAAAGCTGAAAAAAAAGTAGATAAAAAGAAGTAACTATGGGATATGGTTACGGAAAAAAGAAAATGAAAGGTGGCAAAGGTAAAGGCCGAAAGAAAGGTAGATAATATCTTATGGCAATTACTAATGGCTACTGTACACAAAATCAGCTAAAGACGTTTGTTGGCATACCTACAAGCGATACAGCAGATGATGATTTACTAGATGACGCAGTAAATGCAGCAAGTCGTCAAATTGACGCATTTTGTGGCAGACAGTTCTACGCAGACGGTTCAGCTTCAGCACGTAAATTTTTTACAAACGATCTATACAGACTTCGTGTAGATGATATTTCAACAACTACTGGGTTGGTAGTTAAATATGATGATGATGATGACGGTACATACGAAACAACTGTATCTGCTAGTGAATTTCAAGTATTACCGATAAATGGTGTTGTAGGTGGCATACAAGGAAATCCATTTTATATTGTAGAACTTATAAGTGACGGCAATCACGAGTGGCCACTAGATTTTTCAAGTAACAGACCACGTGCAGAAATAACTGCAAAATGGGGTTATGCAAGTACACCAGAACAGATTAGACAAGCTACATTAATGTTAGCTAGTGAACTATTTGCTATGCGAAACGCACCACTAGGCGTTGCTGGTGTTGGTGATTTTGGCGTAGTCAATATTCAACAAAACAGAGAAATAACACGATTAATTGCACCATTTCGTAAAGGTACAGTTTTAGGTGTTTCTTAATGGCTACACTTGCAGAAATTAGGGACGGTTTAAAAACAACTGTAGGCAACATAAGTGGACTACGTTGTTACGATACAGTTCCAGATAACGCTATAAACTTCCCGGTTGCAATATTTATACCAACAGAAATAGAGTTTGATTTAGCTATGCAAAGGGGAACTGATCTATATACATTTGATATGTTAGTTGCAGTACAACGTGCAGATAGTAGAACAGCACAAGATAAACTAGACGCTTTTATTACAGGAAGTGGTAGTTCAAGCGTAAGACAAGTAATATATAACAATAAGACTTTAGGATTAAGTGATACAGACGCAAGAGTAGTTAATAT